CGCGGTGTACGCCGGGCTGGTCGAGTTGCTCACCGCGCTGCTGAGTCGCGAGTTGCCCCGCGACGACGGCACGCTTCTCAATATCCAACTTTGTCTGGTGGATACGGGTTACTTTCCCGACGTGGTGGGCAAGGCCATTCGCCAGGTCGGCCACGGGCCGCAGGTCCTGCCCAGCCGCGGCCAGGGCATCGGCCCGACCAGAAAACCGTTCTCGCAGTACAAGCCCGAGCCGGGCGTCAAAATGGGCCGGCACTGGCGGCGGGTGAAGGCCCCGGCCACGCAGCTCCTCACGCTCCTGATCGACGTGAACTACTGGAAGAGCTTTTTGCGCGACCGCCTGTTGACGCCCGTGGGCGACCCGGGCGCCTTGACGCTGTTCGGCGATCGGCCCGAGGCCCACCGCACGATCGCCGGGCATATTTCGGCCGAAATACCGATCGAGGGTTCCGGCCCGTGGGGCATTGTCGAGGACTGGCGGCTGATCCCCGGGCGGGACAATCACCTATTCGACTGTGCGGTGGGCACGGCCGCGGCCGCGTGTTATCTGGGCGCACGGCTGCCGGAATGGGAAGAGGTCCGCCGTTCGGTGGGCCGGCAATCGCTGTCCGATCTTGCGCGAGGTTGAAAACAATGAGCCCGCCCGCCGACGAACCCGAAACGAAATCCCCGCGCCCCAGTTTCGCCGAGCTGGCCGCGGCCAATATCGACGGCGCCGACCGGGGCATCGAGTGCCCGTTGTGCGGTTGCCGGGACCTGCGCGTGGTCTATACGCGCCCGCAGGTCGACGAGTGCATCATGCGCCGCCGCCAGTGCCGCTATTGCGGCCGGCGCGTGACCACGATCGAGCGGCCCAATTGAGGGGACAAATTACACCGGTGTAATTTTTCCGCGCGCGGACGCCCTGCTGGCCTCATTTTTCACCTGGCAATCGGGCCGCCCTGCCCGGCAGACTGTCAGTATGCCGGATCCCACCATCCAAGACGCCATCGAATCCGCCGCGCAGAATCCCCGCGCTGTGGCGTTCGACGGCACGCAAGTGCAGGGCCAGCCGATCCCCGACCTGATCGAGGCGGACAAATATCTGAGCGGCAAGACGGCGCGTGCCCGCAACCACCTCGGCGTTACGTTCCGCCAGCTCGAGCCAGGCGCTACCGGATGAGCCTTCTTTCCCGATTGCTGCGGCGGTTTTCTCCGCGGGCCCGCGCGCCGCGGGAAGTCTGCGCGCAAAACGGCGACGGCCGGGCGATCCGCGCCCGTTTTGACGCGGCCGACGACCTCAACGAGACCCGCGTCCTGTGGGCCCGCGCCGACGCCCTCGACGCCGACGCGGCCAACAGCCTGGCGGTCCGCAAAAAGCTCCGCAATCGGTCCCGCTACGAGCGGTCCAACAACGGTTACGCCGACGGCATCGTCGACACCCAGGCCAATTACGTGATCGGCCGCGGCCCGAAGGTACGCGTGGAGACGGCCAGTCCGGGTTTCAACGCGATGGTCGAAGCGGCCTGGAAGCGGTGGTGCCAGGCGGTGAAGTTCTCGCGCAAGCTCCGCACGTTGTGCAAGGCGAAGACGGGCGACGGCGAGGGCGTGGCGCTGCTGTTCAACAATCCGCTTCTCGGCGACCGGGTGCAGCTCGACTTGCGGCCCATCGAGACCGACCGCGTTACGGCGCCGGTTGGATCGGGCGCAGAAGACGGGTATGTCGATGGCGTGCGTTTCGACCAGTACGGGAACCTGCTGGCCTACGACGTTTTGCGCCGGCACCCGGGCGCGGCCTGGAGCGGCTTTGCCCAGCAGGAATACGACGTATGGCCGGCCCGTTTCGTGCTGCACTGGTTCGGCGCGGACCGCGCCGATCAACACCGCGGCGTGCCCGACACCACGCCCAGCCTGAACTTAGGCGCCACCAGCCGCCGCTATCGCGAGGCCGTGCTGGCCGCGGCCGAAACGGCGGCCGACTTTTCCGCGGTCCTGGAAATGCCCGCCGGCGAGGACGGACCCGACGCGGCCCGCCCCTTCTCGGCCATGCCAATCGAGAAGCGGATGTTCGTGGCAACGCCGGCCGGCGCGAAGCTGGCGCCCATGCGGGCGGAGCAGCCCACAACGACTTACGAGAGCTACAACCGGGCGCAGATCTGCGAACAGGCCCGCCCGCTGTCGATGCCCTACAACATCGCCGCCTGCGACAGCAGCGACTACTCGTTCAGCGGAGGACGTTTGGATCACACCACATATTTTGTGGCGGTCGATATCGAGCGCGACGACTGCGAGTCGTTGGTGATCGACCCGCTGTTTGCCGCGTGGTTCGCCGAGGCGGCGGCCGCTTACGGCTGGTCGGCGGACGGCGCCGCGGTGCCGACCCATTCGTGGGACTGGCCGGCGCAGCCGCAGATCGACCAGCAGAAGACGAGCGTCGCCCGGCGCAACAACCTGGGAACTGGGGCCACGTCGCTGAGCCGCGTGTATGCCGAGGACGGCGCCGATTTTGAGGACGAACTAATTGTCTTGGCCAAGGATTACGGCGTGGGCGTCGCGGAGATGCGGCAGATTTTGCTGGAGGCCAATCTGCGCAACCAGTCCAAGCAGTCGGCCGACAACCAGAGCGCCGATAACCCGCCGCCAGTAGACGAGCAAATCCGCCGCCGCCCGGCCCGGGCCGCGGCCCATCGCAACGGCCGTTCCCTGACCCCCACCTTTTGATGACTGGATTGCGCCCGTGAACAGCCGCCCCCAACGCCGCCGCCGGAAAGAAGAGCGGGCCATCTGCGCCGCGGCCCGCGGCCAGGTGATCGAGCTGGCGGCGGACGTGCAATGGATCGTGGGCGGCGAGGCGGCCGGCGACGGCGGAGATCCCGGCACGCCCCAGCCCAAGCGATTCACGATGACCGCCTACACGGGCGGGGCCATGCAAGTCGGTTTCGGCGCGCCCGTGGTGATCGACCTGGCCGGCATGACGGCCAAGGCCCCGGTGCCCATCCTCTTGAATCACTCCGTTGACCAAATCGTCGGGCACGCCGATCAGCTCGAGCTGGGCAAATCGTCACTAAAGCTCTCCGGCCTGCTGAGCGGGGCCAGCCCGTTTTCCGCCCAAGTCGAGGCCAGCGCGGGCGCCGGATTCCCCTGGCGGGCATCCGTGGGCGCCCGACCCGACAAGCTGGAGTTCGTCGGCGAAGACGTGTCGACGACGGCCAACGGCAAAACCTTCAAGGGCCCGCTCTACGTGGCCCGCAAATCGACCCTCGGCGAAGTTTCGTTTGTGCCGCTGGCCGCCGACAGCAAGAGCAGCGCCAAGGTGGCGGCCGGCGGCAACCCTGACTCACAACCTCCATTTGAGAAGGAGACACCCATGTTGTTCGCCCAATGGATCGAGGCCCTCGGCTTCGATCTCGACACGTTGACCGAGGCCCAGAAGACGGCCCTCCAGGCCAAGTTCGCGGCCGAAGTCGCCGAAGTCAAGGCAAACCAGAAAACGCCCGCCGCGGGCGCGGCAACGCCGCCGATCGCGGCCGGGGCGCCGCAGCCCGCCTTCGATCTGTCCGGCCTGTTGCTGGCGTATGAGAAGCACGTCGCCGGCATCGAGGCCCTGGCCGCCGGATACACCGGCAAGATCGCGTCGGAGAAACTCTCCGAGATCCGCGGAGCCGCCGGCCAGAAGGCCGCGGAGCTGAAGGCGGCGGCCCTGAGCGACGAGAAGCCCCCGGTCTGGCTGGAGGTGCAGTTGATCAAGGCGGCCGCCGATTGCCAGGTGGCCCTGATCCGGGCCGAGCGGCCCGCCCCGCCGCCGATCCACGGCAGCGCCCGCGACGCCGAGCCGGCCGTACTGGAAGCGGCGTTCGCCGTTTCCGCGGGTCTGCGCAACCCCGAAAAGCACTACACCCCGGAGATCCTCCAGGCCGCGCACACGCGCTATCGCGGGCTCGGCTTGCAGGAGACGCTCCTATTGCACGCCCGGGCCGGCGGCTACACCGGCCGCGCGCGCATCACCCAGGGCAACCTCCGCGAGGTGCTCCAGGCCGCGTTTTCCTCGCACACCATCACCACGCTCCTGACGGCCGCCAGCAACAAGATTTTGCTGGACGGTTTTCAGGCCGTGCCCTCGACCTGGCGCCAGGTGGCCCAGGTCCGCACCGTGAGCGACTTCAAGACGGTCACGGCCTATCGCCTGACGGCCGACCTGGAATACAAGGAACTGGCCCCCACGGGTGAGATCCAGCACGGCACTCTCGGCCAGGAGAGCTACTCGATCCAGGCCAAGACATACGCCCGCATGTTGACCCTGACGCGCACCGATATGGTCAACGACGACCTGGGCGCGTTCAACGACCTCCGCAACCGGCTGGGCATCGGCGCGGCCCTGGCCATGAACAAGGTCTTCTGGACCGCCTGGCTGGCCGCCTACAACGGCGCGGCCTTCTGGACCGCGGCCCGCGGCAACCTCGTCACATCGGCCGCTCTGGCCGAGGCGGGACTGAATAAGGCCGTGGCCGCGTTCCGCAAGCTGGCCGGCCCGGACGGCAACCTGCTCAACCTGGAGCCCGACCGCATGGTCGTGCCGACCGACCTGGAGGCCACGGCCCGCAAGCTGTACGTCTCGCAGGAGCAGCGGGACACCACCGCCTCCACGAAGTTCCCGACCGCCAACATCTACTACAACCGCTTCAACCCTGTCGTGGTGCCCGAGGCGGGCATTAGCACTTATACGGGGTACAGCCTCACCACGTGGTATTTGCTGGCCAACCCGGCCGTGCTGGCCTCGGCCATCATGTGCTTCCTCAACGGCCAGGAGTCGCCCACGATCGAATCGGCCGACGCCGATTTCTCGACGCTGGGCGTCGAGTTCCGCGGCTATCACGACTTCGGCGCGAGCATGAGCGAGTACCGCGCCAGCGTGGCCGCGGAGACGTGAACCGAGAACTAACAACTTTTTGCCACTCTACTCAGAAGGAATATTGCAATGGCTCAGACAGCAGCGAAACGCATCACCTCGCGCGGTGATAGCATCGACTACACGCCGGCCAGCGCGGTGCTCAACGGCGATGTCGTCGAAATCGGCAGCATCCCGCTGGTGGCCACGCAAGCGATCGCGGCCAGCGTCCTCGGCGCGCTCGCCTGCGAAGGCGTGTTCGACGTGCCGAAAACGTCGGACGTTTTCACGATCGGCGACGCGGTGTACTGGAACTCCTCCGGCACTCCCGTTACGGGGGATGCCAGCAGCGGCGCGGGCGACAACGCCACCGGCAACCTCATGGGCGTTTGCGTCAGCAACGCGAACGCGGCACTCAGCTACGTCCGCACCAAGTTGACCGCGGCAAAGCGGACCACGACGATTGGCGGAGCGGTAACGGCCAGCGGC